TCATTACAACTTCGCGTATTTTATAAAATAAAATCTTTTTAATTATTAGAAATAAGATTTATATATAACTCAAATAATCTTTATTGTAAAAAAATAATAATTTTTACAAATTATAACTAGATAAATAATTTTATTTTTATTCAAATAATTATTTTTTCATAAATATTAAATATTGTTTCTAGTTATTAAAAAATCTATATTTAATTAACATATATTTTATTTTTATACTTAATTATAAATATTTTTAATAATATAAATATAAATTAAAACAAAATTTCTGAAAAGATAGTAAAACTATTTGGTAATAATGTATATTTAAAGTTATTACAATTATTTTCAAATGATAAAAAAAACATATATTCTTTTAAATAAAATTGATTTTTATTTTTAATTATTATTTTTTACAACTTATTTACTATTGAAGGTATTACTTTCTAATTACTTTTAAAAATCTTAATAAAATGGATACTGTAGAACAAGGGCTTCGTAATATTGATAAACATCATTTAAAAGCAATAGAAAAGCATAAAGAATTATATGCTAAAACTGTATTTGATTCAGCAACTCATTCTAATATATCTAGTAAGAATTTAGATTTAGAATTTAATAAATATTTTCCAGAAATTGATAGTATTGGAGTTGAAGAAGAAACACCCTTTAATCCTACTACAGTTATACAATTAGGAGAAGTTTATAAGGAAATAGAAACTTGGAATAAAGATGATGGATTACTACCTAATAGAAAAGTAATGGGGGAATATTATATTGATACTTGTAAATATTTTATTAACTCAAATAAGTATTATTGTAAAACACATAATCAAGGATTTATGAAGTTTAAGTGTGGTAACGAAATAAGTAATTGTTATAATTATTATTTACAAAATATGGTTTTACCTTGTGGTTGTAATATGTGTAGTAATGGACAAACCATAATCATCAACGCACATTTATCAGAAACACCTGATATAAAAAGAGGTATTGATAAACCATTATTTATGCCTGATAAATCCTATACATTAGAAGTTGATAATTATTTAAATTTATATCATAAAGAAACAGGTCTTTATTTAATGTTTAATAAAACTGCTTTTCCAATGATACCATTCTATTTTAAAGATACAGTTATTTATTCATCAAAACGGATTGAACAGTTTAAGAATGAAAAACTCTTTACAAAAGAATATCAAAAATCAAGAGATAGTAGGGAAGAATTTCTAGAAGATATTAAACAAATTATTCCTGATAATTATAATGATATATTTACTTTCTTTAATAGATTTCGTCAGTTTAAATCTTTTAAATATGAAGTATCTGAAGAAGAACATGCTATGAAATCAATTGAAACTGATGAAGAACTAGATTTGCGTGATAATTTAATTCAATCTTATAAATTACGATTAACTGAAACAGTTAATAAAGCAGAAAATGCAGAAAGAATTATGAAAGAAATGATAGAAGAATATGAAAAACAATCAGGTGATATTAAAACACTTCATTTTCAAATAGAACAACTAAAACAAGAATGTATTGAAAAAGAATTAGTGCATAAACAAGAAGTTTCTTCACTAGAATCAAAAGAGAATTTGAAATATATTGAGATAATAGAAACATTAAAAACTAAAAACTTTAGATTAAATAAACATATTTTAGAAGGAGAAACACATAAAACAAATTTAGAAGCATTAGGAATATCTAATAATTCAATGAAAAAACAAACTCAAAAAATACAACTTGAAATAAATAAAGTAAGAAATATGAATGATAGACTTATAACTCAAATTAAAAATGATAAAATAGCGTCTGAAAAAATAAAAGAAGAAGCAAATAATATAAAAGAGGAATTTTTAAGTAATGAAACTGAAATGATATCATTAAAAACAAGCATTAAAGAATTAAAAGAATTATTTACTGAAAAAGAAAAAGAATGTAAAACATTAACAACACTTATGAAAACAAAAGGAGAAGATTCTTCTAATGCTTTAGAAAATGCGTTAACAGATAAAATTGAATTATTAGAAATTGAAAAGAATGACTTCAAAGAATTAAATATTAAATTTTCAAAGAAAAATAAAGACTTATCTAAACAACTTGAAAAATATAAGAAAACTATTAGTGGACTATTAAATTAATAATACCATAATTTTATAAACATAATTATACTTTTAATTTTAAGTTTTAATTTCTATTAATACATCAATTATAATCTATTAAAAATATATTAAAAAAAAACTTTTTTTTATTATTTACCTTTCCAATACATAATCTTTTTCCTTGTATTTACTAATTAAAATAATCATGTAATCATTTTACACAACAAAGTCGCGTATTTTATAAAATAAAATCTTTTTAATTAATAGAATAAGATTTAATAAATCTTAACCAAAGTTATTTTAAAAAAATAATATTTTTACAAATGATAAAATATTAAAAATAAGTTAAAAATAATAATTAAAAAACTCAATATTAAATATCTTTAATTTGATAATATGACATTAAAAATTATAAATAATTTTTTTAGAATTATTCTTTTCTTTTTTTTCACAGGATATACATTTATCCATCTTATAATTGATAAAATTATCACAAGATAAACATTTAGTTTTATATGTAATATTTCCATTAACACATTTATAAATTTTATAACAATTGGAACATACATCATTTTTTATTATTTCTTCTCCTTTAAAATCATTACTTATTTGAACTTTGTATTTATCACATTTTATACATTTCTTTTTAGTAAGTTTATATTTTGTTTTTTTAGCATATTTATATATTTTTAAAAAATTATTTTTTGATTCTTTACATGATTGTAATAAAGCAAATATTTCAAAATGCTCACAACAAACAGAACCAATTATCATATTTTCTGTTTTTGGTAAATTAGGATGATGACATACTAATAAATTTACTAAACCTTCTTTACCACATACACAAATATATTCATCATCCATAGGATGACACTCTTTAATAATTAAATCAACATTATATAAAGATCTACATTGATTAACAATAATAATATCTTCCATCGCTTTAACTATTCCAACTCCTAAAATCTTTCTAAAACCATCATCTAACCTTTTAAAAGCTGTTAATTTTGTTTTTAATTCTGTTATGGCTTCTTTATATATTTTTATAGTTTCTTTTATTTGTTTATTTCGTTCTTCTGTTATATTATCTTTATTCAATTCAATCATAAATAATTCTGCTTTAATATTAATATGACTTTCCGCAATTAATCTAATATTATCTAATGTAGTTTGTGTTGATTTATCAAAATCTATTTCAATTGTTTTAGATAATTTAACATATTCAATAATATTTTCTAATTTCTTTTTTATTTCTGCATCTATTCTTTCAATTTCCTCTTTTTCTTTTTTCCTTTCTTCTTTTTCCTTTTCTTCTTGTTGTTTCTCTTCTTTTGTTTTTTTCTTACTTACTTTCTTATTATCTTTAAAATTAGAACTCATAATAATATAATTATTTGTTTTGTAATAATTAATATTAATAATATGTTTATTAAGTAAATTAATAAATCAATTTTATTTTTTTGTTTCAAAAATAATATTTATTCAATTATAAATATTTTCTGCATCTTTCCTTTTAATATATAGTCTTTTCCCTTTTCTTTATTAATTAAAATAATCATGTACTCAAATAACACACCAATTCGCGTATTTTATAAAATAAAATCTTTTTAAGTACTAGAAATAAATTTTCATATACAATTCAAATAAATTATATTGTAAAAAAATAAAAATTTTTACAAATTATAACTAGATAAATAATTTTATTTTTATTCAAATAATAATTTTTTTTTTATAAATATTAAATATTGTTTCTAGCTATTAAAAACTCTTAATTACTCATAATATGACGTGGTATAAAATATTGTCCAAGTTTATTATTTGAATAAGGAGGATTACCAATAACAATATCAAATTTTCTTCCTATGCTAATCATATCAATATATTTAATATATTGTCTAAGTTTATTAATTATATTATTATAATATTTAATAATTGGAAGGTTATTTTTAATAAACTCAGCAAATAATTTTATTGATGGTATTCTTTTTTGTAAAACAAGTAAAGTATATCGGTCATAATTTTCATTAAAATTAAATAATTTTAAATTTTTTTCACTTGTATCACATTTCATTAATTCAATAAATTTTTTATTTTTCTTTATTGAATATTGTGTTGATTCAAGTATTTTTTCATATATTTCAAATACATAACAATTTTCATACCATTCTATCACTTTATCAATTTCTAGTTTGATATTTTCAAATTTATTTACTTTTGATTTACAACCGATATACTTCAAATAATTTGGATAACTCGTATCTAATTTATTAATATTAATACCAGTAAGTAAACATACTAATGAATTAATATGATATTTATTATAATTGTTTAAATGAAGTATAAAAGATAAAATAATTTGTATTAATCCTGGTTCATAATAAAGTAATAGTTGTATTAATAATTTTAAATCATTAATTGAATAATCAGTTTCTATATAACTTTGTCCAGTCATTTGACCATAACATTCATATTGTTCAATATCCATAATGTAAAATACTTACTATTTTTATTAAAAAAACTTTATTAAAAAAAAATTCAATTTTAAAAATTATAACTAGATAAGATTTATTAAATCTTAACAAAATTATTACTTTTTTTAATATTGTTATTATATATAATAATAGTAAAAAATGAATAGTAGTTTAATAAAAACAGAAATAGATTTTAAAAATATTCAAAAAAAAAATCTAGATTCAACAAATAATAAAATGTATCAAATTGCTTCATGTAGTAAATTTATAACATATGTAGTAGTTGGAAAGTTATACGAATTAGGTAAACTAGATTATGATACTGATATTAATAAATATTTGAAAAAATGGAAATGTCCTGCTAAAAAAATAACATTAAGACATTTATTAACACATAAAAGTGGTATAGATAAAGGAGGATTTCCTGGGTATGATATTAATAATAAAAAACTACCCTCTAATATAGATATTCTAAATGGTAATGGTAATTCTAAAGAAATTAAATTTGTAGAAAAACCTGGAAAAAAATATATGTATTCCGGTATAGGATATCAAGTTATACAACAAGTATTAGAAGAAATAACAGGAAAAAAATTGTATCAATTAATGGATAAATATATATTTAAACCACTCAAATTAAAATATTCAACAGGAAAAATATTATATCCTAAAAAACATAAATATAATTTAGTAAAAATTAAAAATTGGGACTATAAATTATATCCTGAAACAGCAGCAGCAGGCGTATGGATGAGCACTAACGATTTATTCAAAATAATTCTTGATTTATCAAATGGATATAAATCAAATACTAGTAAATTATTAAAAAATGAAACTTTAATGTTATTTTTAAATGATTTATATAACGAAGAGTATAATTTTAAATTTAGAAAAAAAGATAATGAAATAAATATATTTCATACTGGAAGCAATGATGGTTATATAACAGTTATGGGATGTTATCCTATGTTAGGAGAGTGTTTTATAATAATGGTCAATTATATTTCATCTGTTGAAAATAAAATCAAAGCAAAACAATATATTAAAAAACAAAAATAATTAAATAAAAAAAATTGAAATAATCTTTTTAATTACTAGATAAGATTAATTAAATCTTAACCAAAATTATTACTTTTCATAAATATTAAATATTGTTTCTAGTTATTAAAAATACAAAAATTTAAATATTAAAAATGACCCATAAATTTATCTGCTAGTTTTCTTTTTAATTTTTCACATTTTTCTCTTGATGTATCATTTTCTGGTTGTAATATAGCATATTCTATAATTAAATTATAATCAGAACTACTAAAATTAAATACACCTTTAATTCCACCTTTTTTCTTCAATGTCTTTTTGTAATATTTTAATAATATATAATTTTTTTTATTTTCATCATTAACAACAGATTGATTTGCTTCCTCACTATCCATTTTTGCTGTTGAAATTTTTGCTTTAATATCACTTTTTAAAAGTTCACCAATATGAGATAAATCTCCTGACGCAATAGCAATTGTTTTTGTTATCGCACTTACAATATTACTTATAGAAACATCAACTGATTTTGTTTTTATATGTTCACTTATTTTTTTATATTGAAGTGTTTTACCCCAATCACTATTATCTTTTGGTATAACAACAGGTTTTTCTTTTATAATAGGTTGTGGTTTAGGTTTTGCTTTTATAATTAAAATATTCGCAATTTTAACATCTGCTGTGCACCAATAAGTATGACACCATAAACGACACATACTCGGATTAGTAGCATTTTCATTTAAACATGTTATTTTTCCTGGTTCATCTGTTGTTATGTCTTTACCAACCCATACTTTATCTGAATTATAATCTCTACCACCTAATACCGCACCAACTGGTATAGTTTCACCATATTTTAATTCTTTCCAACTATTTACTCCATATGAAACTAACACTTCTCCTTCAGTTCTAGAATTATATTTTTGTGTCCAAAAATTATATATTTTACCATTATCTAAATTCACTTTACCAGGTGAATTATCTATTTTAGCAATATATACTTTGCTATCAGATGATGTTTGTCCAGAATATACAGCATTATCTGGTAAAGTATCACCTCTTTTCATTGGAACTCATTTGTAAAGCTCACTTGTCATTATTTGATATTATTCTTTATAATACTATTATATAATAAAATAATTGGATAATTAATTAAAATAATAATTAATAACCTTTAACAATTTATTTATCATTAAATATTAAATATTAATTAAAATTGAAATTGAAATTTAAAATTGTAATCACAAAATTAATCTGTTTTTATTTGCTAAAAACAAATTTGGAAGATTTCTTACCTTTTATGTCTTTTATAAATGTTATTAAACGCGATGATAATAACGGTACAGTATTAATAATAGATTGTAATAATATGACAGAAGTTGCTTTAGCATTACTAAAAATAAAAGACATTGATATTAATCTAAAAGTTTTTTTAAAGGATAAAGATAATAATGAAGATACCGCTTTACATATTGCTTGTAATAATAATATGACAGAAGTTGCTTTGAAAATACTAGAAGTAAAAGATATAAATGTTAATATTAAAAATAATGATGGAGATACTGCTTTACACATTGCTTGTGGAAAGAATATG